GGGATCCTTCAGTTTATCCTCAAGTTCGGAAACCGGAACTTGTGCCTGCGTATCTTGCAGCGAGTGATACTTGGTTTTACTAATGCCTTACATGTTAGGTCTAGAGTACTGGCTATACTTTGGATTTTATATTATTTGGCGATTAGCATGGATGCGATCCATTGGATAGAAAGGTATCACAAACCATCCACGTGTAGGGACCTGCAGTCATATTGTTTGGCGCGGTTTATCCCAACACTGTTGACTGTGAAATTTACCAGATTGCTGCGCCGCATGAATAAGGGGTAACAGTCGACATTCGGTGCGAGAGCAGGCCCGTTCCACCTTTCTACGTGTTAGATTAAGAGACGCCACTGTGAGCCTTTAGTGGCTAGCGAGCAGTATATAAGACTGAATATTTTAGCGCAATTCAGCTCGCCTGGTTGTGTGTTTGAGAGTGACACACAATATTGAAAATATTCTCGCGAATAGAAATAATAATAATAAGAACAAGAAAAAGAGCATGGTCAGAGTGGCCAATGCTCAGAAAATAGGTGGCATGGGGAGCTATAGTGTTGCTGATTTGAAAAAATCATTGAACGCTGTGGTTCGCCAAGGCCTGAGATCCGCCGGTACCGCTGGTGGAGCGTATTTGGGAAGTCAAGTAGGCATGGCAAACACGGGTGCACGTATGGGTAAAACGGTTGGGGCAAGAATTTCAAAGCTTATTGGGAGCGGAGATTATGCTACATCTGTTGACGTGACCATGAATAGTTTGTGTAAACCTGGCATGAACCAGTATGCATCATTTGCAGATTCAAAATCTAGTGTCCGTTTGTGTCACCGAGAATATCTGCAAGATGCCTTTACTGGAAGTCTTGTCAGTGTTTTTAACAATACGGGGTTTGCGATTAACCCCGGTCTGTCTAACACTTTCCCTTTCCTCTCACAAATTGCTAATAATTTTGAGGAGTACAAATTTCATGGGTTGGTCTTCGAGTTTGTGTCGACCACGTCCCCTTATAATGCGGGTTCGCAGATGGGGTCCGTTATTATGGCCATGGAATATAATGCCGAGTCGGCTTTGTACACAAGCAAACCACAAATGGAGAATAGTGATTTTGCTATAAGTGCAAGGCCTGACAAGTCAATGCTGTATGGTGTTGAGTGTGCTGATAATGCCGTTCATCATTTGTATGTCCGTAGTGGACCATCAACCATTCCGTTGACGAGTACCGACATTGGACTCTTTCAATTTGCTACATTATCTCCATTGAATGCCAACACTACATTAGGAGAGATTTGGGTTACGTATGACGTGGAGTTGTTCCGACCTAAGATATCACCCTTCAAGCCGGGGTATTATCATTTAGGAGCGACCGTGTCGAACGGTTTGGCCGCTGGGCCATTAGTAACCGGAGATTACGTTATAACAAGACCTTCCGGGGTCTCCCCAGTCGCCCCAGCTTCCAACGGAAGTTATTCTGGAGTTACGATACCCGTCGCATCTTCCGGAAACACTTTGACGTTGAATGATGCTGATGTAGGTGATGTGTTTTTGCTGTCAGTCGATATCTCTGCAGTGTCTGCTTTGACGCAGACCTTAACAGTTAGTTCAACTGGGTTAACCAGTTTAAATGCCTTTGGAGGCTATACATCTAGCTCTGTGCAGTGTAATTCATTGGGAGGCGCAACTTTTGATGGTATATTCCAGGTGAATACCAACGCTGTTGCCCCGACCATAACAATTGCGACCGGACAAGCTTTGACAAGTAATGGGTTTTTCGATGTGATGATTACCGCCATTGGCAATGGTCAGACAATTAACAATGTCTAGACCCGGTGGTATCACAAACGGCGGGAGTTCTGTGGTTAACCCTCCGTTCACTTTATGTGAGAAATGACTTGCGTGACAAGCAAGCATGGTACAGACTTCTGTGGTGGGGACCAGCTGAGTAATACCTTATGTATATAATTATACACGGCGCAGGCAAAGCGCTTTTATTATAAGTTTCCCCGGTTATTTCACCGTCATCAGTTAAAGAATTTGTATATATCTTGTAAATTGCCTTTTATTGCATATATATGTTGTTGGTGTGGACCAACTGAAATAAGACCTATAAAAGCAGGTTGATTCAGGTCATATAAGAAAATACCAAGTAATTTTACTTTTATTTAAAAATGTCACTTGCTAAGTATAAATAGCATTTTACGTTGTATTGACAACCTTTAGTTCCCTTCAACATCGGAAACACATATCAAAAACACATAAATAATTTTAGTTGATTCGGCGAATCAACACGAACAACATCATTTAACCACAAACCCCCGCTTTGTTAGATGTGTTGTTTAGGATATAGAAGGTGTGATTTCTTTGTTAGGAGGAAGGGGGGCACATATACCAACCCATTTGGCAGCACGGCTTTAAAATTCTTGGAATTGTCGTTTTTGTCGGTATATAGGAAGTACTCCTGGCTTGTTGTAATTAACACAGGGGTTGAGGTAAGACCTGAGGCGCCGAAACCGTCTGGTTGGCAGAACCAAGATCTGCAAAAAGGTAAAACGTCTGAAAAGACTGAATTATATGACTCAGCGCCCGGTTGTATAATGCCTGCTTTTAAATGTTGGTTAGGGGATGGTTTTTGCGAGAAAACTTGTGGCCCCTCGGACCTAGTCGGACAACTGCCCAACAACCTTAGAGACACCATGCTCTATTTTAACTTTCCTGGACGCTATTTATATTCTTTAATAATAATAGCAAACATGACGAGAAAGTACAACCCAAACATAAAAGCGGCGAAGGCCCCCGCCGGGGCCAAAAACTCTACGATCGTCTCCCTAAATCTTTCCACTGAAACACAAGATTTATTGAGAAGCATTGGTTTTAATTCCAATGACCCGGCTCCACCTACACGCTCATCGTCAGCTCTCGTTAACTCAGGTTCTTCGAGATACGACAATGGAGGTGGCATACGCCGATTGAATAGTGCAGAGCAGGCTGCCTATAAGCGAATTTCTGAATTGCTGGATTTACAGGAGAGGTCCGACAAAATATTTAACACGAAGGAGGAAGAGGAACCCGAAGTAGTTACATTCATTCCAGTTTATGATTCAGAATTGAACGTTTATATTGATGAGAGCAACGTGTACAGGCCTGGGCCTCCCAACAGGGAGGTTTGCTGGCATCCCGTTGGCTCTACTGTCGTTTGTAGTTCAGGTGGTCCTGGAGGCTTTTTTGTTAATTCTAAAGGTAGTAAAAACATTAAAAGCATTCAGGTTGAGCCGCCTGGGCGATTTGTAACCTTGGAGGAGGCTTCTATTTTGATAGGCACAGAGGTGCATCATTATGAAAAGCGCACATATTTGGTGTTGACTAAATTGTTCGAAAAGCTTGTCGGCATGTATCGAACCACGACGTTAACAAGTCAGTTGATCAAAGGACTCTATTCAATTAGAGTCGCACATCCCTTTTTTGACGTAACGGATACTATTGAGTATTTTTTGCACGCCACTGTCGCTAGTATGCAGTGTGCAACAAGCGTCATTAATTTAAGGTTGACTGGACAACAAGTTGTCGCTGATGTTAATTTGCCTTCCACCGAGAGATTGAATAATCAATGTACGTATTTGGATCCATGTGATAGAAAGTATTTCCATCAGCGTGTGACCCCTGTTATTACCTACCCTGTCCGCAAAGATTTCACTGTAATTAAAACTACAGGTTTTCCAGCTACATATGAATATGAGCACGTTCCTAAGTTTTCTGATGTTCCGATCCCCTTTGAATTGAATGATGACCATTACTCCACTAGACAAATGTCTTTATGGGGTCATGGTGGTGATTTCATTATGTGGGGTCGCCATCCGAATGTATTGGATAATGCTCTCTCGCGTTTATTTGAACCTCGCCCTTGCGAGGTTTCATTAAGGTCGCGCGGGTATTTGTTTGCTCTGAAAATCGTGCGTAAATTCAAGGGTTTAACTCTCGATGAGGCTATTAAAGAGCCCATCATGGAGCTTGGTTCAGGTGGTATGTACAAAGTTGCCTCTAATCCTGATTTGTGTTTAAAACGTGAGTTTTGGCCGGAGTCGTTAGATCCTGAGAGGGCAGAAATGCCTGACTCGGATTTTTACGTTCCCATCCAATTTAATTACGGTTTTTCAAGTAAGGACTATGAGACAGCTGTTGATTATGCGGCAGACATCCAAGTTCGACGCATTGATCGGTGCGGTCGAAGGTGGTGGTGGATGCTGGCTGATGTTGTCATGACGGCTACTGTCAGGATATATTACTTGCTTTTAATGGAGGGTGCTTATTTGTTATGGACGTATTTGACTCGTCGCGTAACTGTTCACGCCCCACATAAGAAAAGAAATGAGTATATTGAGTATTTTAATGGTGAGGCTTTTCACCCTTCAGGTTATAATACCTGTAGGCAAGGTGAGGTCGCCATTAAACCTGACGAACAGAGTAAGCCCGATGGCAAAGGTTCGTTCAAACCGGGTAGAGTTGTTGTTCAGTACAAAAGTGCTGCATTGACTGCTAGGGAGAGTATTGCACTTTGTAAGATATTGTATTCCGTTATGGGTATGATGGTCTCTGTGCTACCTAATAGCAGCGTGACGCATGTTCATATGACTATAACCAAACCAGGTATGATATTGTTGAGAGATGCTTTTACTGAATTATGTTCTTCTAGAGTTGGTGATCAC